TATAAAGACTAGCTTCTCTTTTGTTGAAGTCTAGCCTAAGCAGTTTTCATGGCCTGATGAGGAACCGAAACCCAAATAAGGGTCGCCATGTGGTATAATGTATTTATTTGGAGGATGCTGCTTGTCATCCTGGTCTTGTTCGTTAGTTTTGCGTCCCTCTTGTTCATGTGGGGAGGCTTTGGAATATTGCTGGCTTTGCCAGCCCTTTTTATTGGGTTTTGTGGCCCAGTTGGTTGTGCTTTGATCATGGTCCTAGGCCCTTTGTCTGGTTACATCTTTGTCTCCATATTTCGCGACAGCCTTGCCCGCGAAGTGGCGATTATTGACTCAGTAGGTGAGGAAGCCGCTTTGTGGGTTTCTTCGGATGTTAGCACGCTTTCATCCCATCCGCTTAAGCTCGTGATGAGGGAAGTCATCTGGATGGGCCATGATGAGTCAGGGATTTGGCTCCAAGCATGGGCCCACACCTTGAAGCTCCCCGTGGAACTGCAAGACATGGTAGGACGAGGTGCTGCACAGTTTGGTTCCATTTTGTGGTCGAGACTTGTGCTTTGGCTACACGCTGGCATGACGGAGTGGCCATCTGCTGTCTTCTCTTGCTTTGCCATTTGGCGTATTGCTAAGCAAGCAAAAACATTAGGGGTTTGGTGGTACACGAAGTTCTGGTGGCGTTTAGTGACAGTCCTCATTTTCCTTTACCACCTCCCCCCAGACGTGATGGTCCCTTTGTTGTTTAGGGGCTGTTATTGGCTCTTGCGGGAGGTTGTCGCCATAACCCACCAGCGCAAGGAAGCCTGGGAATGGCTCCAGACTTTTTATGTCGCCATCCTAGTTAAATTTATTGCTTGGGCCGAGTCGGTCAATAGTGAATTTGAGAAACATCATTCTCTGGCTATTGCTCGGGGTTCTTCCCGGCTCACGCAACATTTTAAGTCAATGGTGATGACAGCTTCCATTGTCGTGTCTGATTTGGCGCTGCCTTCCTATGTGAGAACAAAAGGGCCTCTCAGGCCTGACCGTGAGACCTTGGAGGCTTCTTTGACACTCATGAAGGATCTTGGCTGGCCTATAAACGTGAACGTTACAGACCCTGCCCCGTTGGCCTCCCAATCATTTAAAGAGTGGGTGCTTTGTGGGTCAGATTTTAAGCAGGGGATTCATAACCTCAAGATGCAAATCGATGAGGATCTTGAATCCCTACGCATTGCTGGCATTCGGTATAGGAGGTCTGAGGAGTATGCTTCTGTTGATAATGAATTGGAAGCCACTTCACGGTATTTCCGCTCTCCGAAGTATGACTATCCTGACCTTGACTTGGATGATGTCTGGTTTGTTCTGGGGGATATCTTCAAGCATTCCCGGCTCACATCTTTTAACTATATTATCCGGATGTGGGAGAAGAAGTATGCGCTGGGTGCCTTTATGAGGGATCCCCTTAGGCTACGCAGTAAATACAAGCGTTCTAAGTTTATCCATGACCTGGGTGGTTATGGCCCTTTTAAGGCATTGTGGGCCCGCACCTTCTGGGCTGCAACTCAGATTTTGCCAGTCTCAGCTGTGTCTGTGAAGGGCGAGGCCTTGCCCGAAAAGAAATGGGCCAACAATATGGTCCGTTCCATTATTGGCTCGCCCATCACCCAGTACATCTTATCAACCATTTGGAATTATGGTCCCAATCATAGGTTTTCATGGGTTTCGACACCCATCAAGATTGGCATGCCACTCAATGGTTATTGGATGTCCACTATTTGGCAGCGTCACTCACGCTGTCAAATTCATGTGGAGGGTGATTTCACTGCTTTTGACAGCACAATCAGTGGAAAGGTGATTGATGTCATCAAAGCCATCCGGAAACATGGCTTTGAGCACCATAAGGACAGAGATCGGATTGCCGATTTGATTGACATCAATTACGAGCAAGTTGTCCACCAACTGTTGAACACCACTTCCACTGGGAATGTGTACAAGAAGGGAACTGGTTTGACAACTGGCCATTCTTCTACTAGCATGGACAATTCTGTGGGCCTGGTGGTGCTGTACCTGATGGCATGGAAAGACTTGACTGGTCTGTCATCTCGAGAGTTCATGTATTATAATGAGCTCTCGTGTTTTGGCGATGACCATGTGTTGTCAATCTTAGCCGCAAAGCCTGCCGTGTGGACACCGAAAAATATTCGGTCCACAATGGCCAAGTGGGGTCTCACTAATAATTTGGAAGTGAAACAGTCACTTAATGAGGTCTCTTTCCTTTCAAAATGGGGAAGACGTGCAACGCCTGCAGAAAGGGCAGAGCTTAAAAAGTTTGGGCTTGATGTCCCTTTCGTGGTGTGGCACGATAAGAAGAAATTAGTCGGCAAGTTGACTGCGCCAGTTAAGAATGTTTCGGCCACGTACAAGGCTAAACGTTTGTTAAGTTATCTCACGTTAACTGCGCACCACCCAGACTTGTATGATGGAATATGTAAAGTTTTGGTCAAGTCACCTGCCATCATGACTCATATTAGGCACAACAAGTGGCGCATCCCGTCTTACCAGACTGTGATGCGCAATTGGTACAACCCTTCTCCTCCGCCTAATCAAAATGGTAAATTGGCTTTGGAAGACCAAACAGAGTTTGAAAATGTTGGGCAATTAATTGAGTATGGGGAAGTGAGTGCTCTAGATGCATTTGTCGGGGCCTTGTCTATGGCTCCTGACTTGTTGTCCCCTTTGTTGTTCAATTATGGGTACATGCGGGCTTTGCAGACCTTTTTGAGGTCACGGCTTGCCTGGGTACCCGATTTGCTTTGCCTTAACAATCCCATTTTGAGTGCGGGCATGTTGGAAAACGTCTGCTCGAGGACTCCTTATCGGTTTCTTGAAACCTCTCTTTTTGTCCCTGGGCTCAGTGGCGTTAACGAGAGCACCCTACTTTTGCGACACTGGCTCTTTTGCTGGTATTGCTCAAAGAGGCCGAAGCAAAGGTTGGGTGCATGGACGAACATGATTGTTGCCAAGTTTTCAAATTTGCAGTTTTTGTTAAACGGCAGAGTCATGCTAGAGTCACGACAAAATGAACTCGGACTCGACTTATTGATTGTTTGTGCCTTGTTGAGTTTGGTGAGTGTTCCGGACTGGATGTCACCTTTGGGCAAGGTGACATTGCCTGATCTCCAACTCATCTTGGATTCCGTCATACATTTCTTCACAGTGCTCATTTGGCAAAGTGTTCCTCCTAATTTTAGGGAAACAACACCTACATTGCGCACTTTTGACAGGGCAGGTGGGCCCATTGGCGTCCAGGCACCTACAGGAACTGGAAAGTCAACTGGCTTCATCCAACACCTTGCACTAGTTGCAGGGCATAGGTTTCGCAAAATTGTGGTTGTTGAGCCTCGGAGCATTTTGGTTCACGGGCTTGTTCAGTTCATGTCTGACAATTATGGGCTGGACGTGTCTGGTGCCACTTCTGGTCTTAAATTAGACACTTCCAAAAGGGTCTTGTATGTCACCCCACAAGCACTTATGGGCCACCTTGAACTCCTGAATCCTGAGAATTTGATTGTTCTTGATGAGGCCCATTTAGGCGAGGCCTTTTACGATGCCCTCCGGATTATTATCCGTAAGGCCAAACTACCGTCATTGTGGGTTTCTGCAACACTTCCAGAGCATTTGAGGGCCCAGTGTCAGCTAGTGCTAGACATACCTATTGCAAACCTCTGGACAGTTGGTGAGCAAAATGTCAGGTGCAATATTGATGGTGTTTCGGCTGTGTTAGCACATTATCAGGACTACTGCCTTAATGTCGCCAACACACTAACCCCATCACAGAAGGGCCTATTCTTTGTCCCAACAGTCAAAATGGCTGAGTTCCTTGCTGAAAACTGTAAACATAGCAGTTTTGCATTGCACTCCCATTCAAAATTGAATGCTCGTTGGGAGTCACGGGTGATTTTTGCCACACCTGTTGCAGATGTTGGTCTTACTATTCCTGACGTCACCCTCGTTGTGACTCCGAACTTCACAACTCTGAGTGGCAACAAGTTAGTAGCTTTGGACCGGCACACTCGTGCCCAGCGCAAAGGCAGAACTGGCAGAACTTCAAATGGGACATTTCGATTGATCTCGTATGATGGCCCTTTTGATGACTTGGGTGTCAAGTCAGCATCGTCTCCTGACAGTATCCGTGAGTTGCTGCTTTCAGGAATGCCAGTTGCTTTAGCCAGTGTGCTTGGCCAGGAAAATGTCATTCGTGCCTTTGGCGTTGAGCCCCCTGATGAGGGCGGGGAAATTGAGGGCATTCTCAATGACCTGGAGGTTTTCCTTGCTAACATGCGCCCAGTTCTCTTGGGTGCACAGGCTGCACGGGAGACAGGTGACCCTTCTTTCGGCCCACCGCAGATCTTGCACCCTACTGGGACTGGCATTAGTAGCTCATATCCCCAACCTGAGTCCGGGATTGATGATAAGATTCTTGAAATGGCAGCGAATCTTTTGTCTGTTAAGACAGTTCATGGTTCTGAAGTTAATGACAACTTGCTCAGACAGTTGGACACTATGGCCGGTCCCGTGATTAGAGTCGGCAACCTTGTTAGGTCACTGTTAGCCGGTGAAAAGACCGACACATTGAACCCCAAGAATGCCATTCCGACAGGTAGTCTAGAAGATGTGTATGCGCTTAAAGGCATATATGACATTCTAGTGCATCTTGACGAATAACACGTTTTCCCCTGACGAGATATCGAAACTGGCCACCAGTCGGGAATAAGTTATGTCAACCCATTCAGAAACTGAACCTACGGCAACGGAAACAATTGCCCGGCAAATTGAACACATAAAGTCTAAGCCAGTGTCCCTTGGTGGTGCTGGCGGTTATTTCGTCACTAAGTCTAAGTTGGACCATATTGAGCAGAAACTTCTTTCTGCACTTGAACAGTCCGCCACGACATCAGACAGCCCTTCGCGTCTTATTGAGCTACAAGAGGAGCTCAATGAAATTCGTGATTCTTCAAGGAAAGCCCAAGCTGACCTTGAACGTACTCAAGCGACTCTTAAAGAGCGCACAGCCACGTTTGCCAAGGTCACCAGGGAACGTGACACACAACAAGCCTTGGCCAAAAGCCGGCTTGAGGAGGTCGAGCGAACTCACGCTCAATATCGGGAAGCACTGGCTGAGGCTAAGAAAGAGCGTGAAGAAAGTCGAGCCCTCCTTGCCACGGCGTCTAAGGGTTTTGATCCAGACCGGGCTCAAGAACTTCAAAAGAGTGTTGAGTCCTCCACTGCCAGGATCAAAGACTTACAGAGGGATCTAGAACTAATCAATGCTGATAAAAAGGCACTTAATGCGAGTTTTCAGGAAGCCAATGCCCAATTGGCTGCCCTTTCTAGCGAGCGGACAGTGTTGCAAAATCGTGTCAATGAACTCTTGACAACCAAGAGTCTTGCTTCATCAGATGTTGTTCCAGAAATCACGGTTGCCCGTCCGGAGCTGAATTCTAAGATTCTGCAGAAAATGATTGGCGAACGTGGCATTAACTGGCTTCACAAAGCAGAGCAGCAGATGGTAGATGATTATCGCAATCGCATCTACAATTTGCGGCTAGCCACAAAGTACGCGAATTCACCCAATGTCAAGTCCATTTCTGATCTCCTCCAGATAGTGCTAAACTGGTGTAAGAACAAGACATGGAAGGCCCGCAAAATCATTGCCGGTTGGGTGGACATGATAGAGTCCCACATTAGGGCTGGCGCAGTTCGCTCAGTCAAATTCTATCATGATGAACTACGTAGAATCTCAGATGAATTTGATGAGCATAGAGCCCACCATAACGTTGAACCTGGCCAGAAGTTACGCTGGTGGGAGGATGCGTACTTTTATGCCAAAGTTTTCTATGGTAGGGCCAAACGTTCAAGCAAGAGAACAACATCTTGGTTTTCCCGCACCCTTAAAAAGGTTGGCGGGTTTTTCTCCAAGTTGTTTGGGTTTCGAGAAACTGTCAAATTGGAACCCGAAGATTTTGACGCAGAGGAACTTCTTAAAAAGGAAGGTCCTAGCGCCTGGGAGAAGGGTAAAATGAGGGCTGGAACAGCTCCCCCTCCTCCCCCTCCGCCTGCCCCAAATAGAAAGGTCAATGCCATGGCCGAAAGGCTGGCAGGACTCATGGGAGGGCGGAAGTGAGGATAATTTCGGATTTACCTCACACTTCCAGACCCTAAATTTAGATGGGCG